TTGTTCTAGTATCAATATTTTCGCCAGGAAGAACAAAAGTTTGTCTTGGATTGGTAGAAAAATTTTGAGTGAATGTGATGGTGTTTAGTGTTCCTTCATATATTTCCACTTCTTCAAAAATAAATTGAGTACCTCTTTTTGCTACCGTATAGTTTTGAACTGTAGTAAAAGTGTATGTGAAATCGCCTATAATTTCTGATGTAAATTTTGTTCCTCTAGGAATAGTCAATAGCTCAGGAGTTACATCATCAGTTTCTATTATTATTTTTATTTTAGCAACAGATGCCTTTCTTGAAGCTGGAATATATCCCAAAGACTTAGCATGAGAAACTACCGAATCTCTAAGAAGTGCGGTATCGAGAAATGATTCATTTGCAATCATGTTTAAATAATATGCATTGTAGTGCGTATTATAGGCTAATAAATCAATTAGTACACTTAATGCTGAACCTTCAAAATCATAATCGCTAAACTCTTCTTGCTGATTTAAGAATACTTTTAAGTTAGTTTTTATTGTATCAAAGTCTAGCTCTGTTACTTTTAATCTTGAGGATGCCATTAGCGAACTCTTTCTAAAAAGAAGGTTATTTCTACGGGTGTTACTAAATTTAATGGTCTAAAAATCAAATTTACCACAAATCCATTCTTTTCATATTCAGCCTTTACGAAAACTTGTAAAACATCGACTCTAGGTTCAAAGTTCTTTAAGACCGTTCTGATTTCTGTCTCTAAGATTCTAGCAGTAATGTCGTCAAGTGGTTCAAATAATAATTTTTTTACATTTGATCCTAAATATGGCTGAAATGGGCGCTCGTAGTGATTGGTTAGTAATAAATTCTTCATAGAATTTATAATAGCACGCTCACCATAAAGTTTATTGACATCCTTTTTTATAGGATGAATAGCAAAAGTCATATCCAAGTCTGAATATGATCTGAGAACATTACTTGCTACTTGGGATGCTGAGTCTGCCATTTTAGTATTTATAATAGATTTTTAAGCTCATCTGTTCCGATTAAATCTCTTATCAGAACAATAGCTGCTGGATTTGGAATATTTATTAACTGTGTCATCTTATTATAATCATTCAATATTGTTAGACAATTATTAAAATAATTCACATCATGCTGTCTTCTTGTTGATAGTGTAGAGGCAAGTGTAGTGAATGTATTTACAAGTGTGTTAGCATCATTAGAAGAAAAATTCAAAGAAGAAAATGTTGGTAAGATTCTATTTTCATAAATTGTGTCAGTAAAAGGTTCAAGAATATAGTAAAAATCGCCATCAGGTCTAAAGGCTAAACCTGATGGATTTACTGCGATTCCTAGTGTCTCAGACATACTACTTGTTTCAACGAGAGTAATATTTGAAACGTCCCAAGGATTGGTTAAAGAATAGTGATAAATTAAGTCCAGGGTAGCTTCATTAACGAACATTTTTTTGCCATCATAAGAAAATTTAATGTCTGACATGGATAATGAAGAGCTAGTTGTTCTGAGACTTTGAGATTTAGTCTCATAAACAGCAGTATTTACACTCCAAGGAGTTGTCAATCTATATTGTAAAACAACGTCAGCGGGAACCAACGTATTACTTATTAAGACAAACATTTTTGTTCCAGTATCATTAAAAAATAATGATGTGGGCGATCTTAATGCGGAACCCAATTCTGTAGACACTGATGCTGCGCTAGTTGCCACATTTATAAATTGATTTAGACCACAAGAAGCTGTGGCTATATTCCAAGCATCTCCCAAATCATATTCATAGATGCAAGATGATAGTGTGGTAGCGGTTCCTACACCATCAGCTTGATACAATTTTTTTCCGTCACTGCGTAAAAAGATTCCAGCTAATCCTCTTGCATCATTTACACCCGCAATATAATTTGGATTACTTGTAGAATCTATAGTGCGTTCAACCAATGATGCTGCGGATGCAATATTCCATGGTTCAGGTAAAGTATATTGAGATAGTGTGTTCCCCGCATCTCCACTGAAATACATGGCAGTTCCGTCAGGTTTAAAAAATAAACCTCTTGCGGCACCATCAGCAGCGAATATATAAAAATTATTTGTAGTATAAAATGAATTTGCTAGGGACCAGTTTCTAGAAGCGATTGTAGTATTTTGAAAATAATTTCCAGCATCCCAAGAATCTATTGTTATAACTTCATTATTTTCATTAATGAAATTTTCAATACCATTACTATAAAAAACAACATCATCTTTTATGAAAAGGCTTGTAAACGAACCCAGTATTGGTGAAAAATCATCAATGCCGTCAGCAGCGTTGACAATTTGTGCAATATTTGTTCCTACTCTGATGCCTCTTTCATAATCTGGATCAGAACTTGTTGATGATTTTACTCCAGAAATTCTATCAGTATGAGAAAAGAATTTGTCAATTTCACTAATCGTAACCACTGCCGAATTCGATACTCGTCTTAAGTCAGAAATTTGAGCTTGCCCAAGAGGTATTTCTTTTCCGGGTTTAACCAATGTAGTTCCACCAAGTATAGAAGTGGTGTAAATGGGAGTAGCTGCGATAATAATTTCTTCACATGTATTTCGAATAATTGACAAATTTGTTTTGATTGCTGGCAGTATATCTGCAAACGGATTTTGAAAATAGGTGCCATAAACTCCCGTTTTTAGAAAGTTTTTTTGCCATCCTCGTAGTTGTATGGGATTTGATTCATAAAAAGATTTGTTAAATCCACTAACTGTTAGTGCGTCTCCAAACCTATTTGCATCAAAATCAAATCCTAGTCTTGCAAAAAAGGTATCTTGTCGTTGATTAATCCCATCCATAGCATCAGTGGGAATACCTCTTACGATAATTACGTCGCCGGTGTTTGCAACCGAGGCCAATTCGACATAAGTTCCAGATGTTATGAAAACATCAACGCCTGGTGTTAAGGCAACACCATTTTTAAATACTTCTAGATTTTCTGGAGAATATTCTTTAGATGTAAAAAATACCTTTTGATTTAGGTTTGCAACAATATTGTCAGTGAAAAAATCAGACGAAGACATAATCTATTAACTCCTTATCCTAAAAGAATATTTGGAAAACCAACCGTTGCAGCAGAGGGAGATGCAGCTGGATGTATGGCAATAGCAAATTCGGGTATTGCTGGTATACCATTAAATAATATATGAGGAAGCCCCAAGATAACAAAGTCTGGAGCTGGAAATGATAATATAGCTTCTGGAGGAGGATGCGGTGGAGTCATCGATCCTATCATTAAAGCAGGAACCGCAAAATTTAACAAAATATTGAAATGACATGGAAACCCAAAAGGAAGGCCCCAGTGAGGAAATGACAATGAAACTCCAACTGCCTGTGCTGGTAACATTATGCTACTCCATTGGTTGTACTTTGGGCGACATTCAATAGTGTAATTGGTGACGCGGCTAACTCTTGTTCGACATTTTCTGCAAATGCAGTTTGTAAATATGAAGTTATTTTTTCTTCTGTTTGTTGCTGAGTATCTCCAGCAGCAATGCTATCTATCATAATTCCAGAAACATTATCTCTTATATCCGTGTTAGTTCTCATAGCTTCTGAAACTCTATCCACAACAGAGGTTAATCCATTTACTGATGGCATTCTATCAAGAAAATCCAATCCAGCCGCATCAACAAAGGTATTATAAGTGTCTGTAATTCCTGTACTCACCTGACTTATTGCATCTAATCCTTGAGTTGTTGCATTCCTAATATCATTAAATGTTGTTGCTATTGTACTCTGCCTAAAAGAGTCCGTGACAGAAGATATTGTATCTCCAAGATTACCCAAGAATTGAGAATTGCCTGCAATATCAGCCGCTTGACTCAATGCTCCTAGTGCTTGTATAGGGTTACCACTAGCTAAAAGTTGTTGCCCTAAACCAAGAGCATCTCTAGCTGTACCAAGTAGATCTACAGTTTCTCTTATTATTGGAGCATTCGTAAGATTATTGACATTCACTCCTATTCCTTGAAGTGCTGTGTCTAGTGCCTGAATAGGTTGCCCATTTAATAATGAATCTAACGGATCAACCAATACACCACTTACTGTGCTGGCGATTCCACTAACAGTTTCAACCGTGTCAATAACTCCAGTAAATTGACCAACAGCGTCTCCTATCGAGGTTTGAAAGCCTTCAAGAGAATCGGTGAATCCAGAAAAAGAATCAAAATTTAAACCATCAAATGCTCCCTGAATACCATCTATTGCACCACTAAAGGCAGAGCCAACTTGATCAGTAAATGAACCAACGGCAGAGACAATTTCAGAACCCAACGAGCTAAAAAACCCTTGAGTATTTTCAAGAATTCCACCAAGTGCTCCTTGAGTTGTATCAGCAAGAGTAGAAAAGTTTCCTAGCACATCCGCACCAAAACTTTCGAACGCTGCGCTAAATCCTGTGGGGCTGACAAGTGAAAAGCCGTTTACCATATTAGTTGCAGCAGTCGATGCCGCAGCTTGTGCAGCTTGTGACGCAGCAGAACCCGCTGCTTCTTGAGCACCCTCTGCACCTATGGCACCTAGTATTCCTATTTTACAAATAGGAGCACCTAAAGACGCCAATACTTTTGAAGATAATTTAAGGGGTCCCCATGCAGATAAGGATGCATATCCTAAAGCGGACATTGACAGATACCCTAATGCACTAATTGATGTATATCCCTTTGAGGAAAATGATGAGGTGGCTCCAGCAGACACACTTATTTTACTTCCTGCCGAAATGCTTCCTGAACCTTCAGCGGCTACGGTAAAATCTCCATCACACGCGACTGTAAAATTACCATCAACAACATAAGTCACATCACCTTTAACCGTAACAGTTAAATCTTCACCTACATAAATTTGACTTCTGCCGCGAGTAACATCCAATTTGTTTTTTTCGGTTTTTTGATTAGAAGAACCATCTGGCATCATTTCTAAATAAGAACCATTTCTATGAAATAAATGAACTCTTTCTTGATCTGG